AGCGGATGCAATTACCAACTATGCCGATCTGCGGCTTGAATTTGTAGCAACGCAGGTCTAGGTCTAACATGGCTTTTCCGACCTTTGTAGCTGCGGGTACCCTTGTTGAGACCACCACAACGGTTACAATTAACCCAAATGCTTCTCATGCTACCGGTGATTATGAACTTTGTATAATTGAGACACAGAATGAAACTGTTTCACTTACAACTCCCGCAGGTTTTACTGCTCATCCTGGCTCGCCTGTTCAGTGTGCTAGTGGTACAGCAACCGTTGCAACACGGTTGACGGTGTTTGAGCGTATTTGGAATGGCTCTGATGGATCTCCTATTACAAATGACCCTGGGAACCATGTCATTGCCACAATCCTCTCATTCAGACGTTCTTCTGGTACCTGGGCAACCTTGGCAGATGCTCGATCAGCTACTTCTGGTACAGGCTGGACAGCCACACCGGAGACCGCCTCAGAGAATACTTCTCTCGAATGGACAGGAATCACGACCGACACCGCTGACCAGTTGATTATTCACCTAGTTGCCCAAGCTAAACCGGATAGTGCGGGTGGTACAGCGGAAATGTCAGCCCACACAAATGCCGCTCTAGCTTCAATCACCGAGCGGTTTGATGATGCAGCAGCATCAGGTAACGGTGGATGGCTCGGATGCTTTACAGGAACCCTAGCTACTCAGGGTGCAACAGGCAATTCAACAGCCACAGGCGCGACCGCTTCCTTTCACGCCAATCTCATGATTGGTATTAGGGATTCAGCACCGGCTGCTACGGTTCTCCCACCCAAACCCATTATTGTACAGTTCGCTGTACAGAGAGCTAATCGCTATTAAGGAGCTACATGGACGCTGTATATATTACACGCAACACAGTTTTTGCGGCAACCGCTGGCTCCAAGACAATTTTGAAGTTGATTACCCCAACAGGGTTTAACATCAAGATTCTAGAGTTGGCAATCTTCACCGACGGAGTTACCGCAACCGCAGTTCCGGCCACTTGGGGGTTGTTCACTTCAGACGAAACTACGGCAGGAACCCAGTCAGGTACCGCCGTTACAACCCAGGTTGCAGGGGCAGCTATTGCCCACGGACTCACGGTTGGGCAGAACTTCTCAGCGGAAGGTACAACCTATACTGTTGTGAAACAGGGTTATGTTCCACAGTTTATGGGTTCCTTGATCCTTCCCAACCCACTTGGGACAGAGGAGAATTCTCCTGCGGGACTCGCGGACTCCATTGGCCTCAATATCAACGTGACCGCCAATGTTAACGTGCTTGCCTGGCTCAAGTGGACTAGAGCGTAAGTCATGGCCCGTCTTGGGCGTGGGTACTCTTACCCAATATACTCCCACGGGTTCAAAGTTGATGTCCACGGGGAAATATCCTGGGCTGAATTTGAGATTCCTTTTCTAAATGCACAGGCTGAAGTCTCCTGGGCCGAACTTGAGGTACCGTTTCTCAATGCACAAGCCGAGATTTCTTGGTCTGAATTTGAGGTACCTACGGCGAATGCCCAATCGGAAATATCTTGGACTGAACTTGAGGTTCCAACTCTTAATGCTCAAGCGGAGATATCATGGGCTGAATTTGAGGTTCCTCTCCTCAGCGCACAAGGTGAAATATCTTGGGCCGAGTTGGAGGTTCCTACCGCTAATTCTCGGGCAGATGTCTCATTTACCGAACTTGAGGTTCCCACAGCGGATACACGTGCGGATATCTCATGGGCGGAGTTTGAGGTGCCTAATGCCAATGCACAGGCTGAAATAGCCTTTGCGGAACTCGAAGTTCCTTCAATTGCAGGCCCAGCCGGAACTTGGCGAGACGAGTATCTACCAGTAATTCTGTCCCATTCTTAAGGAGAAATATGGCATATCCAGCGGGCACGCCTAACGCTATTGCTGTGACCCCGAGTGATACCGTCCCGGTAGTTAGTCGTGATGGTGTAGCCCACCCAATCTCCGGCTTTTATGTTGGAGCAACCGGAGGGGCTGTCGTCGTGATTACTCCTGGGGGTCAGACGGTAACCTTTGCGGGTACAGTTGTGGGCTCCACTATTTGGGTTAAAGCGACCCATATTAAGGCCACAGGAACGGCGGCAACATCGCTAGTGGCTTTCTATTAAGCCAATAACATGGCCCACATACAAAATCCCGAGGATATTCAGTGGTGCGAGGAATGTGGGCGCTACTACAACCCAACTTCGCCGCATGAGTGTAATATGGCTCGGGTAAACGAGGAACGTCATCAACTTGAACGATTCCTCAAACGTTATCACGTAAAAGAGGAAAGCTAAGGCAGCCCCCTCCTGGGGAACCTCGAATCTAAAGGAAGGCAAGTATAATGGCCCTTGGGACAGTTACCAAAGTGAAAGCCGGTGTTTTCGGCGATCTTCGATATACAATTGTCGATGTTAGACCCACCTCTGGCGCGAATTACGTGGCCGGTGGTGCAGCTTTTGATGTCGCGCAGGTTCCCGGAGCAACGGGTTCCATTCTTGCGGTTGACGTTGTTGGTGGAGCAGTAGATGCTACCAATAAGACCTTTGTCGAGTGGGATGCGGTCACCAAGAAGTTGGTTGCTTATAACCAGACGGCGGGTACCGATGTTGGCCTCATTGAGGCTGCCACCAACGCCGATCTATCTGGTGCGGCGGAATCTAAGAGACTATTGGTTCTAAGCAAGTAAAGGAGGGCAAATGCCCGATTTCCACCGGGGAGACGGCATTACCCTCTCTGATGGGGATGTTGTTGACCTTCTGGCCCGATATCCCCAGAAGTTTTTGTGGTTTGCCCAACACGGCTACCACCCGCATTACTGGCAATTCCTGTTTCACACAAACACGAATCCAGAGAATACCAGGCTTTGCCGCTTCCGGCACCTTGTTGCAGGCAGGCGAGGGGGTAAAACCCTAGCAGCAGCCTGGGAAACAATCTTCTACGCGCTTCACCCCGAGGTATTCCACCAGGATCTCCATGGTACGAACTCGCGTAGACCGCTAGTGATCTGGGTTATGGCCCAGGACTACACGATGGGCCTCTGGTCTAAGTTGGCTATCCGCGAGGTATTGCAGGCAGCCGGTATGGTGGAGGATGTGGACTATAAGGAGAACCGAGGCCACCAGTGGATCGAGTTCGCCAACGGATCATTCCTGCTGTTTAAGACCGCAGACAACCCCACCAAGCTCAGAGGTGCAGGTGTGGACATCATGTGGATGGATGAAGCTGCGTTCATTGTGAATGAAGAGGCGTGGGACGTTAGTTCCCCGTCGCTCACCCAGACCCTAGGCATGTTCATTTCTGCTACCACCCCAGACGGAAAGAACTGGTTTTACAACCATTTCTGGTCTGACAAGGCGTTGGCTAACCCATCACACGGGCGTGTAGAGTATTTTTCTATTGACAGTCCTTACTACGACGTAGCGGAGTGGAAGCGCCTTGCAGAGGAGTATCACCCCTTCAAATTCAAGCAAGAGTTCATGGCTTCTTTTGATGCTATGGCGGGAAAGGAGTTGTCAGGTGAATGGCTACATTACTACGAAGCTGCGGAATTGGACGCATACCGTGGTCTTGATGGTTCATTCCCCGGTCTCACTATGTTTGTGGCTGTCGATCCCGCAATTTCTCTTGCCGATACAGCCGACCGATTTGCTATCTCAGCAATTGGAGTCACAAAAGACAGAAAGCAAGCCTATCTTGTAGACCAGTGGGCAGGTCGTATTCCGTTTCCGGAACAGGTAGACAAAATTAATCAGTGGTTCCAGAAGTATAGCCCCTACGGGATTGGTATTGAGAAAACCGCGTACCAGGCAGCCCTTGTTCAACAGGTTCAGCGACTTGAAGGGCTGCCACCCGTTGTCCCCCTATGGGCCAAGGGAAAGAAGTTTGAACGCATCCTGGCTATGACTCCATACTTTCGCACAGGAAGAATCAAGATTAGTCGGGATCAGTCGGATTTTATCAATGAGTGGGTTGGTTACGATTCCCTCAAGAAGAATCCCCAAGACGACTGTTTGGACTCAGTAGAAATGGCACTTCGCATTGCCGGAGTTCTTCTACCAAGTCAGAAACGCCCAGATGAAGCCCCTATCCTCGAAGGAGCGGCCTCTACTGCAAGTATGTGGGTTGAACTTGCAGCCAAAGCGGCCAGCAAGAGGAAGGATCTGCACACGATGGACGAGCATTTAGGAAGCGAGTGGTAATGAAACTTACTGAAGGTGGACGCCTACAGCGCCCAAATTTGTGTTTTCTGTGTGAGACCACACCGGATCACGGTACCAAGGTCATCGACACCGAACGTTATTTCGACGGACATCCCTTTAACCTACAGGGACGGCGATACGTCTGCGAGAAGTGCATCAACTCCATGTTGGTTCACTTTGACCTTGCTGACAGAGCAACCGTCGAGCGAGCGGAGAATGACACATTGCAGGCACAGAGAGTCCTACAGGGGCTCAAACGCCGCATTGACATTCTATTCAACGATTTGAGGCAGCTTGCCGAGAATCCTACAGCACTCATGGAGGAGATTGATGTTACACCGACGGGATCTGGAAGCGGAACTGTGGGTGAAGTCGCGCGAGTTGAAGTTGACCCAGGATCAATTGACGGTGGAGCGGGAGAAGACCTCTCTTCTGACGCTGAGAGTGGAAATCCTGAAAGAGGATCTGGCGAAACTGCTAAAACATACTCAGGAGCTAGCCTCACAACCAGTCCCTACGCGCAGTAAAACGCCCCTTTACATGAGTGAGAGCGAAGAAGATATCCGCTTTATGAAGGAAACTCAGCAGATTAGTATGGCTGAGGCCGAAGAGTTGCTTCGTGCGCTTGAATTTGACAACGAAATTGTCCTCGACTATGACGAGGATCTAAGCACAATCTAGGAGAACAATGGCTGATTCAGACCAGGCCGCAGGACAGACGAAGGATGTAAGTAAACTTTTGTCTGCCTCCGATCTCAATGAAAAACTGGACAGCCTGAAGCGTGGTCGCCAGTATCTTGAGGCTCAGTGGAAGCTGAGTCTCGCCTTCTATAAGGGAAAACAGTACACATATTACAACAAATCCCTTAAACGGTTGGAGTCCCTACCGGTGGAGGATGGCGAAAAGCCTCGCTACCGGGTGAGGATCGTGAACAATCAAATCTCGCCTGGTGCCCACGCGCTTCTGGCTAAGCTAACGAAGACCAAGCCGGTTACCCATGCTACAGCCTCGTCTGGCTCCGATGCGGACATTAAGGCCGCTCAGCTAGCCGACAAGCTATTGGAGCATTGGTGGACTGAGTTCAGTCTGGACGACAAACTGGCAGAAGCACTCCTATGGACTATTATCACCGGACAGGGCTATTGGAAGGTCACCTGGGACAAGGACGCCGGTAAGCAGATGCGCTTCCTACTCGACCCGAACGGCAACCCTATCACCGACTCTTCCATGCAGGATCTATTCCGTGCGGAACTCTCTAATCAAGGTATCCAGCCACAGGAGAAGGTCGTCTACATGGGAGATATCAAGGTAGAGGTTCTCTCCCCGTTTGATGTGTTCTGTGATGAATCTGCGAAGGTCTTTGATGAGGCCAAGTATGCCATCTGTGTTCATAACATGACGCCGGAGGAAATCAACAAGAAGTGGAAAGTAGACGTTAAAGCGGACGCTATTCCCTCGGGAAACGATGTTGGTTCCACGATGCCTGGTTCCGCGCTCAATGCGACAGAACCGAGTGTCAAAGGCGTCAATGTAGGCTACTTCTTGCCTCAGGCAACTATTCCCAACGGACGGGTTGTTACCTGGGTAGACGAACATATCCTTGAGGATGAAGCGTGGCCCTATCCGACCGACAAACTTCCCTTGGTCAAGTTCCCGGGCATTCGTGTGCCGGGCCAGATTTACGACATGGGAGATGTTGAAGGAGCTATTCCGATTCAGAAGGATCTGAATAAGACCATCAGCCAGATTGTCGAGTACAAGAATCTTACGCTTAAGCCTCGCGTGTGGGCACCCACCGGCTCCTTGACGGGTGTTAGATTGACTTCCGAGCCGGGAGCAATTTACGAGTACAACCTCATTGGCGACCACAAACCGGAGGTTGAACAACTTCCTAGTATGCCTCCATATGTCTTCGAGCACCTGAAGAACCTGAGGGACGATATTCGTCAGGCATTCGGGATCGTGGACATTACCGAAGGTACCCCGCCTCCGAACGTAGAGGCTGGTATTGCCATTGATCTCTTGCAGGAAATGGCGACAGACCGCCTTGCACCGAGGATCTTGCTCTTGGAGCGAGTCCTTGGACGGTCTGGCGAGCTCATGTTGAATCTGGCACAGGAATATTACAAGGAACCACGCCTTCTGAAGGTTTATGGTAGCGGTGGCAGTACCAAAGCACGCCGCTTCTCACAGGCTGATCTGAAGGGTGGGGTGTCTATTCACGTTGAGACCGGTTCCGCGCTACCACGCACCCGTGCGGGTAGGCAGCAGAGAATTATGGACTATGTGGAGAGAGGAATCCTCCGCCCAGATCAGGCGTACAAGTATCTTGATATCGCGGATCTGCACGGTCTCGGCATGACATTCCAAGCCGACGAAGATCAGGCATATCGTGAGCACGATAGAATCCTAGCAGGGCAACCAGTCAATTCAGTTGCTTTGCAGAACGCCCAGATGCAAGCTGAGAGTGGGCAGGCGGTTGGCCCTGGTGGAGAACCAATTACCGATCCGGAGGCAATTCAGAACTATATGCAGCAGGAGAGCCTCCGTCCACAGCCCTTCGAGAATCTACAGTCCCATTTGGACGTTCATGCACTGT